TTGATGAGTGCATCGATTTGTCTTGCCTTCTTTTTTGAATTATGATATATATCACGCATCAGATCAGAAAAATTTGTTCCGTTGAAAAGTTCGAATTCAGAGTTCATATATTAGCCTTTAATATAAATATAGAAGCTAACATATTATTATAGAATTAAGGTATTAGATTACCGGTTTTATTAAAAATTGAATACATTTTAGCATAATCACGTTTCATAATATTAACTACCTTAGTAATATTTTGAGTTTTTAGGCCGGTTCTTTCTCTGATTAAGATATAAAGTGCTTTCTTATTAAAGTTTTCAATATTTTCTCTAATCCTAAACAATTCTAAAATTGTATCAGCAACTACTATGTCACGTTTATTTGAAAATATTGAATTTAAATTTTCATCATAATATGATACCCATAAATTAGTGAAATCTTTTAACGATTCTTGATGATCAGATAATCTTTGTTCTGCATCTAAATCTCTTCTTTCATCTAATACATCTGTCGAAGCACGTTGTTTTAACTTAGCATAATTAGCATTATTTTGAATAATAAGATAATTTTTTGCTATAATACTAAAATATGAAAATGCCTTTCCTTTACCTTCTGTAAATTTACCTATCTTTTCTGTCAGGAAAGCAACTACTTCTGCTTTTATATCTTCATATGGCACATCAAAATAACTAAAACGAAATGTATAATAAATATTTTCAACTAGTTTATCGAAAGGTTTATATATATGTTCTCTAAAAACTTTATTTCTTTTACTAAAACTTTCTTCTTTATTATAAGCAATAATAGCTTTCTCATTAATATATGTGAAGTATTGTTTTTTAGTTGGTTTACGTCCTCTTCGCTTCCTAGGACCATTTTCTTCAATCTCGGCTAGTTCTTCTTCTAACCATTTATAAAAATCATCTACTGCACTCATTTAGAATCCCTTATTTAGATCATCCATAATATTCTGTAACTCTTTAAAAATAAAACCTGTTTCATCATCTGCTTGAAATGATCCTACTCTATCAATTTGTCTAAGTTTAGAATTAGATTCTCCAATACGTGTTTTCAACGTACTAAAAAATGTATAATATTCAGTATTAGATTTTTCTAACTCTTCAATATAATCAGATAAATTTTCTTGTTTACGTAACTGATTAATATTGACGAATATTGAAATTAAAACTGCTACTGATAAGATTACTATTGCTGTTATCATTTATTTTCTCCGAATAAGTCATCAAACATTTTTGATGCGTTAATTTTAGTTGATGGGTCAGATAAACCTTTTTTTGGATATTGTTTCTTTACAGGAGCAACAACTGCTGGTTTATTTTTATACCACATTTCAAATTCAATTCTAGCTGCCATTGCATCTGCTTGATGCATTACATATCCTAAATTAGTTTTCAATTTTGAATCTGCTGTTCTTGACATAAAGTAAGGTTTATTACTTTCATCATATAACCCATCTGTTAATTTTATACCTAACATTTCGTTCCAAGTGATGCTAATGTTATAATGTTGCAATAACCATATAGATAGGTCATTTACGAGGCTAAAAGGGTTGTTAGGATTAATCTTATACATCTTTCCTTGATTCTTTCTATGCCACTCAGAATCATTAGGAATATATACTTCATTACCTTCTCCTGGAAATCCCATTTTACCTATATCATGATTCAATGCAACAAAAATTAATTCTTCTTCGGTATAACCAGACATATCTGCTCCCATACCTCTCCAAAGGTTGTATACTTGTTTTGCACATTTAACTACTCGTAATACATGATCAACATATCCACCTTCAAATGCATTATGATAATGATCAAAACTAGAAGCTGGTTGTAAAGATATTCTATCTTCTAAATCTGTATACATTGCTAGAAGTTTTTCTTTTCTTTCGCCTTCGAAGTTGTCTTTTATAATTTGTAAAAGATCGTTATAATTCTGTACTATTTGTTCTGCTGTTAATTTCATATTATATTATTTGGTCTATTATTCCTAATTGTTTTGCTTCTTCTGCTGTTAAAAACATATCTGATCTCATATGTTCTTTCCAATATTCTGCATCTTTATTTGTACGTTCAGCTAATAAAGAATATACATGTTTTTCTAAATTTTTAACATTATCTAAATATGCTGTTATATCAGACATTTTACCTCCAAGAAAACTAGATGATTGATGGAACATCATCGTCGATCGTTTACTCATCATTCTTGTACCAGTACCACATGTTAAAATAACAGCAGCTGCTGAAAACGCTTTACCTCTGCAAATAGTATTTACTTTAACATCTAATGATTCCATATAATCTATTATAGCAAACATTTCATGTACATCTCCGCCAGGCGAATTAATCATTAAATTAATTGGGGCTGTTTTATCTTTTCTATTTTGTAATAGATTTCTTGTACGGATTATTAAATCTGTTAATGTATGTTGGTTTATTTCATCGTTAAGAAATATTATCGAATCTTTAAAATCAACTAATGTCATTAATTGATTATTTAACGCTTCATATAGTTCACTATTTTTAGTGTCTATCTTTAAAGGTTCTTTCTTCTGTTCTTCTTCATATATACTCATATGTTAAATATATAAAATATTTTTCGTAATTCCAAATTTAATTTACCTTTTTCAATTGACGTTCTAATTTACGTAATTGTACGGTATTAGATCTTATATCTTTTTTAAATGTTGCCTTCTTAAGATTACCTCTAACCATAAGCATCTGTTCTAAAATTTTATCACGTAACGCAGATTTTTCTAATTTAGATAATTTTTTCTTTGGAGGTCTTGGTTTGGTTGGTTCTAATGTTCCTTTTAATTTAGGCTGTTCTTTACCTTTATGAAATACATTACCTTGTGGATCGACAAATTCAGTCATAAACTGCCATCCTCTAGGTCGACCTTTGGATACATATCCACCTTTCATCTCTGGAGGACCTACTGTTTTATTAACACATTTGTAACATAATACTGCAGTTGAATTAGGACTAACCTCAGACCATTTATTACACCTAGGGTGTTTTGATAAAAATTGCCATCCCCAATAATTAGTATCTTCAATACTATTTCTACATACCATATGTAATGTACCGTTAATTTTTTTTGTTTTAAACTTATGTGTAACTTTTTTCTTTCTTGCCATAACTTATTATTTTAATTCACTATTAAATTATACCCACTTATTTGTTCTTTTATTATATATTTTTCCTTTATTTGGGTCTTCTGATTTTTCCTGATAAATATCTTCCTTAGGTGTTGATAATATTTTTTCATTTCTTTTTATCATCTCTTCCTGATCATAATGCAATCCATCATTGCCATTTTGGCCGATTATATTCATCCTTCCTTCTGCTTCTTCTTCTTCTAAAACTTCTATCCAAGCATCTAATCCTGTCTTCTTTTTTAATTTTTCTTGATTATGTTTTACTCGTTGTTTCATTTCTTCTGAAGGTCGATTGATTGGATATGGCTTATTAAATTCCATTCCTTTTGGTACAGACATCACCACCTTTGGTTTTATTTGAGCAAATGCCATATTGGCAGCTATTACCAATGCAATTGCAAGTGGGTCAAATACAAATATAATTAAAAGTAAAAACCAGTTAACAACTTGACCCATTGGATATCCGGTTGTTTCTGCTAGATATTTTAATGGACCTAATTCTCTTTGTTCTTCATTACCCATTTCTAAATTTAATAAATCCGTATCAAGTCTTAAGATAGAATCTTGTACAGCTTCTAACTTTAAGTTTATATCATTTCTATCCTTGATTGTATTATCTAATTCTTTTTGCAATGCCCTTCTAGTTGATGAAGAAGTAGTTGTAATTACTTGTTCAGCCTCTTTGTCATAATATGATACAGAACCGGGGTTTGATAAAGACTTTCTTAGATCAGAAATAGTTGAATTCAATTGTGTTTTTTCAATTGTTAAATCTGTTTTGTTTTCTTCGAATCTATTTTGTTTGGTTTCTAATACAACTAATGATTTATCTAAAAATTCAGATTTAGTAGCTGTCTCTTGATATGCACCTGACAAGAAACCATATATACCACCAGATGTAATTAATATCAAAATAAAACATGCTATAGATAAATACGCTCGCAAGCCTTTATTAATCGAATCCCAATATTGATATAATAGAGATGCAACTACTAATTTAGCAAATTCTAATGATCCGGCCATTATAATTACCTGTGTACTTGCTCCTGCAAATAACTTACTTAATCCAAATACTGAGTAAAACGCTGCTGAACCTGAAACTGCTAGTGCAGATAATGCAATCAGAAATGGAAAAAGTCTTTTTTTCATTTTAACTACCCGATACTCGGCTCTGAATAGCTTTTAATCGCTTTCTCATCTGATCAAATCTTCTTCTTGCTTCTGCTGGATCAATTGACATTTTACGTTTAACTGCTTGGTCCATAATCATCACCATATTATCGACTTCATCGAGCCATTTTAATACATTGTCTTTGTCTTTCATAATAAAACTTTTTTATTTTTATATTCATAAATATTACGATACTCTAAAAGTGCCAATTCTTTTGCTTTAGCTTCTATTACAATATCTAATTCTAGACCATATGTATTAATTTCATCTACAATATAATCTGAATGTGCTTGTGCCCTAATCTTAGGGTCTTGGAACTCTCTAGCTCTACTTTCTGAGTAATGTGTACATTGTCTAACATGTTCAGGCCATGTAGATGCAGCTAATCTTAATGCTTGTTCTTCTGATAACTCATCTGGATGGAATGAATGATGATGGTAATCGAATGTAATTGGAATGCCTATTTCTTTATGAAAGTAATCATATATCATTCGAGTTGACCACATACTAGGTTTATCATCATTTTCTAATACCAATCGTTTCTTACAATTATCAGATAACTTATGCCAACCAGCAATCCATCGTTTTGATGTACCGTCAAAATCTCCTCCATATGAACCACCTACATGGATATTTATTTTATTTTCAAATGAAGGTTCAAATCCCATT